TCAGTAATCTCACCAAACAGAGGTGCAGTATATGGTAGAACAGTTTGTCAAGATAATCGTAGAGTATTCTTCTATGCAGATGATGGTTTCTTTGAAATCAATGGCGATCAAGTAATTTCAATAGGTGCAGAAAAAGTAAATAGATTTTTTGATGTAGATTTAAACAAAGCATTTGCTGATAGAATATGTGCTGCTGTTGATCCATTTAATCAACTTGCTATGTGGTTATATCCTTCAGCTTCTAATACATCTAACACTACAGGTATTTGTGATAAAATATTAATTTATAATTATGCTACACAAAAATGGTCAACTGCTGAAGCTAATGCTAGTACAATATTTTCACAATTTGTTGGTGCATATACAGTAGAGTTAATGGATATTATATCTCAAAACTTGGATCAAATTAATATTGCTTTAGATACTGACTTTTGGTCTGGAGGACAATTACTATTAGGTGCAATAGATAGTGATTTTAAAGCAGCTATTTTTTCTGGTACTGCAAATGTTGGAGAAATAGAAACTTCAGAAATTGAGTTGTTTCCAGGAACAAGATCAAATATAATAGGTGTAAGACCTATTGTAGATGCTGAAGCTACTGTAACTATAAAAACTAGAGATAAACTAGCAGATAGTAGTACAGAATCATCTGTTTCAAGTATGAATACAACAGGTATTAATCCAGTAAGACAATCTGGAAGATATGTAAAATTTAATGTAAAAATACCAAGTGGAGGAGCTTGGAAAGATGCACAAGGAATAGATATTGTTGCATCAAGATCAGGCTTGAGATGACAGATAAAAGTGATATAGATAATGTGAGATACAGTTTTGAAACTCAAGAGTTCTTTCAAAGACAAATTGAAGAAGCTATCAACGCATTGATTAACGAAAAGAATCAAGAAAACAATAAAGCATTTGCTTGGTTCATAGGAGAATAAAGTGGCAGGTATAAAAGATTATTCAACAACACAAGCTAGTAACACATCATTAAATGGTATTTCTGTTGCAGAAGGAATGCTACCCTCTAATCTAAACAATGCAATCAGAGCATTGATGAAGAATACTAGAGAGTGGTTCAATGATGCACAATGGGTTATTTATGGTGATGGTGATGGTGCTTTTACAAGTGCATATGTAAGTGGAACTTCGTTTACAATTAATGGTGTAGATGTAACTGCATTTTATCATGCAGGTCGTAGAGTTAAAATTACTGGTTCTTCAACAGGTACAGTTTTTGGAACAATATCAAGTTCATCTTTTTCAACAAACACAATTGTTAATGTTACTTTAGATAGTGGTGCTTTACAAAATGAAGCATTGGTTATTTATTTAGCAATATTAACACAAACAAATAATTCTATACCAACAGATGTAATTGATAGTGGAAATTTAAAAAATAATTCTATTACGACTGCAAAAATAAATAGTGATGCAGTTACAACTGCAAAAATTCCTGATAGTGCAATTACAACTGCTAAAATAAATGCAGATGCAGTTAATGGAACTAAAATTGCAGATGATAGTATAGATTCTGAACACTTGGTTGATGGCAGTATTGATACTGCACATATTGCAGACTCAAATATTACAACTGCCAAAATAGCTGATAGTAATGTTACTACTGCAAAGATAGCAGATGATGCTGTAACAATTGGTAAGATTGCAGATGCAGCAATAATTGTAGCATCAGAACAAGCAGCTCATACTCCAAATGATAATACATTTTATACAACATCAGCATCTGACACTAGATTTTTAAATAAAGATACATCTGAATTAATTAACTCTGGTCAATCTTGGTCTAATAGTGATGATTTTATAGCAACAACTGCTGCTATTAATGCAAGAGTAATTGATCTTGTAGATGATGTAGGTGGTTTTTTTCCAATAGCAAATGAAACAAGTTTTCCAAATACAAATCCAGATGTAAATGATGGTGCAGGAACAATCGTTTCAATACAAGCAATATCAAGCACAAGAACTCCATCTGGAGGAACAGTTAGTATATCAAGTGGAACTGTAGGTGGTTCTACAGTAACAATAACTGGATGTGGTTCTACAGTTTTAACAGCAGGGTTTGGTGTACTTGTAGAAACAACTACAACATTAAATACTTACACTTTTCATAGATTAACACCAAAAGCTACAGAGGTTTCAACAGTAGCTGCAATCAGCACTAATATTACAACAGTTGCAGGAGATACTGCAAACATAGGAACAATAGCAACAGACTTAAATGGAGATGATGATATTGGAACTGTTGCAACAAATATTGCTAATGTAAATAGTGTTGGTGGATCAATTGCAAATGTAAATACAGTTGCTACAAATTTATCTGGTGTAAATAGTTTTGCTGAAAGATATAGAGTAACTTCATCTAATCCTACATCAAGTTTAGATTCTGGAGATCTTGCATTTGTAACTGGCGACTCTAATTTAAAATTTTATAATGGTTCATCTTGGGTAGCAATTTCACCTGGTATAGCAAATGTAGTTGATGATACCTCACCTCAACTTGGTGGTAATTTAGATTTAAACAGTAATGATATTACTGGAACTGGTGGAATACCATCAGCTAATTTAACTGGAACAATTAACGATGGAAGATTACCAACTAATATATCAAATAAAACATTAACAGGTGCAACTATTACAACTGTTTATAATGGTTTAACTGCTGGTGGTGATGGTGGATCTAATGATGGTCAAATTACTTTAAATTGTTCACAAAATACTCATGGTGTAAAAATAAAAGCACCACCTCATTCAGCAGCTCAATCTTATACTTTAACTTTACCAAGCTCTATTACTAATAATTATTTTTTAAAAACAGATGGTTCTGGTAATTTATCTTTTGCAGAAGTACCTCAACCAACAGTACCAACTGTAGCCGATGTATCACAAACGATTGCACCTGCTACTGCTACAACAATAAGTATTACAGGAACAAATTTTGTTTCAATACCACAGGTACAATTTGTAAATAGTTCTACTGGTGCAATTACAAATTCTAATACAGTTTCATTTACAAATGCTACAACACTTTCAGTTAATGTAACTTTAGCATCTGGAAATTATTTTGTTAGAGTAGAAAATCCAGATGGTAATGCTGGTAGATCAACAAACAATATTTTAACAGCATCTACTGCACCAAGTTTTTCAACTGCTGCTGGATCACTTGGAACAATTGCTGGAAATTTTTCTGGCACAGTAGCAACAGTTACAGGATCATCTGATAGTGCAATAACATTTAGTGAGGTTACATCAGGTGGAAATGTTTTAACTGCTTCATCAGGTGCTAATTGTAGTTTGGCTTCAAATGGTGTAATAACTACAACTGATTTTGGTGGAACTTCTACAGTAGCAACTTTATATAATTTTACATTAAGAATAACCGATGCAGAGGGTCAAACTGTAGATAGAGATTTTAGCTTACAATCTAGCTTCGGTGCAACAGGTGGAGGACAATTTAACTAATGTCAGCAGCAACAAGAATAGTAAGAAGTTTTGGAAGTGGAAATCAGAAAAAATGGACTATGTCATTTTGGATGAAAGTATCAAGAATAAATTATACTGATGGTGGAGGCGGAAATTCAAGGCAAGTCTTTGGTCAAACTCTATCTAATTATTGTAGATTTATAATAACTGGTAGCACTCAAAAAATACAATTTTATGAAAGTCAAGGTATGGATTTAAGACCATCTATGGTTTTTAGAGATTTTAATGCTTGGTATCATATTGTAGTAGCTGTTGATACAGCACAAGCAACAGCAGCTAACAGAGTAAAAATTTATGTCAATGGTGTACAGCAAACTGCTTTTGATACTGAAACTTATCCAGCACAAAATGCCGATTTACATTTTAATAAATCAGGAACACATGAATTTGGTGGAAGTTCTGCGTATGGTGGTTATGACTATTTTAATGGTTTATTATCTCATGTTCATTTTTCAGATGGTTATGCTTATGCTGCATCTGACTTTGGTTCAACAGACAGCACAACTGGAGAATGGCAGATAAATACTTCTCCTAGTTTTACACTTGGTACAAATGGTTTTACAATATTAAAAGATGGAAACACAATTACAGACCAATCTAGTAATTCTAATGATTTTACAGTTTCTACTGGTACACTTACAAAAACAGAAGATTGTCCAAGTAATGTTTTTTGTACATTAAATTTTTTAAGCACAGATAGTGGAGTAACATTATCAAGTGGAAATACTGAAAGTGATTATGATGGAAGTGTTGGACATGCAAAAGGAACTTTAGGTTTTTCATCTGGTAAATTTTATTGGGAAGTAAAAATAGCAACAGCAGCAAGTAACTATCCTATGCTTGGTATTGGTAATTTAGATACAGCAAATATGCAAAAACCAACAGGGGGAAGTTATCCAGGTGGTTTTGCAGGTAGTTATGGTGCTTATGGTAATGGTAATGTTTATGCTAATGGTTCAAATACAGGTTCACAAGGTTTTACTTGGGCAACAAATGATATAATAGGTATAGCAGTTGATTTAGATAGTGGAACAAAAACTATCAAATGGTATAAAAATGGAAATGCAACAGCAATAGCTTCAACTAATATTACAACTGATGGTCCTTTTGCTTCAATGGATTACAATGGTGGAGAAGCAGCTGTCAATCTTCAGTATAATTTCGGAAATGGTTATTTCGGAACAACAGCAGTATCTAGTGCAGGAACTAATGCTAGTGGTAATGGAATATTTGAATATGATGTACCAACAGGATATACTGCTTTATCAACAAAGGGGTTAAATTTATAATATGAGTTATACGAATATAAATAAGAGCAGTCTGCACTTTAATACTAATTTATATACTGGTAATAATAGTAATACAGCACATACAGGTATAGGATTTCAACCTGATTTTGTTTGGTTAAAGGTAAGAAATGCTGATGGCGCACACTATCTTTATGATGCAATAAGAGGAGCTAATAAAGATATTAATTGTAATGATACTACAGCAGAAAATACTACAACACAAAATTTAATGTCATTTGATAGTGATGGTTATACAGTTGGTACTTCTAATTCTGTAAATACTAATGGAGAAACAATGGTTGGTTGGAACTGGAAAGCAAATGGACAAGGTTCAGCTAATACAGATGGTTCAATAAATACTACTTACACTTCAGCTAACACAACAGCAGGATTTTCTATAGCCACTTGGACTACTCCATCTTCTGGAACAGAATTTACTATTGGTCATGGTCTTGGTCAAGCACCTGATATGATGATGATGAAATGTACTACACAAGCTAATAGTTGGTTCGTTTATCACAAAGGTTTAGGTGGCAATGTAAATGATTATATAATTTTAAATGATGCAGCAGCAGAAGCATCACAAACAAAAATGTGGGGTGTTAATGGTGCAGAAACTAATACTATGGGTTTTAAAGCAGGAACTTCATCATATACAAATGAACCTATGGTTGGATATTTTTTCGCAGAAAAAACTGGTTATAGCAAGTTTGGTTCATATACTGGTAACGGCTCAACGGATGGTCCATTTATTTACACAGGATTTAAACCTGCAATGGTTATAATAAAAAAATATACAGCTAACGAATATTGGGGAATTTTAGATAACAAAAGAAATCCATACAATCCAGTTGATAAATACTTAGCACCAAACAGATCGGATGCTGATAATACTTATACTACTCTGGATTTTTTAAGTAATGGTTTTAAACATAGATCAACTGGTGCAATGTTTAATTCGTCAGGTGCAGGATACATCTACATGGCATTTGCCGAAGCACCTCTAGTAGGTTCAAACAATGTACCATGTACAGCTAAATAATTATGGCTAATGTCTATAAAAATTCTATGTTTGATCTAACAACGACAAACAAAACAACTGTATATACTTGTCCAACTGATAGAACTGCATTAATTAAATCAATACAGATTACAAATATTCACTCTGGTAATATTGAAGTAGAAGCATTTACTACAGATAGTTCAG